ATCTATTGCAGAAGGCGTTGTTCGGTGAATTGGTTAATAGTGAGTTCACCGGTGGGTTGGTGCCAAAGGATAGAATCCTGTCATATCAAAGCGCACAAGGCACATCAGGCGCAGCCAGGACGGTCAAGGTTAAGCACAAGCTTGGTACTTCGGTCATTCAGTTCTGGTCATACACACAGGGACAGCACGCGATAATGGGTGATGTAGTCGACTGGGTGCATATTGACGAGGAACCACGGGACCAGACGATACGACCTCAAGTATTAACACGTACAATCAACGGCGATCGGGGCAAAGGTGGCCGAATAATCTACACGTTCACACCGGAGAATGGTCGAACTGAGCTAGTCATTAAGTTCATGGATGATCCAAGTGCGGACCAATTTTTTATGAAAAAAGGTTGGATTCACGCGCCACACATGACGCCAGAGAAATGCGAACGGTTGCTTGCTCAGTATCCAGACCACCAAAGGGACATGAGATCGAAAGGCGAACCGATGTTAGGCCATGGTCGAATCTACGACATTGCCGATGAGTTTGTATTGTGCGATCCATTTGTTGTGCCTGATCACTGGTTCGTAATTAACGCTATGGACTTTGGATGGGATCATCCGCAAGCACATGTTCAATTAGCAGAGGACCGGGACAACGATATTATCTATCTAACTCACGCTTGGAAGGGTTCAAAGATATCAGCCCAGGACGCATGGGGAACGGTCAAGGCTTGGAATCAGAACATCCCTGTTGCATGGCCATCTGACGGGCTACAAGAGCGAGACAATACCGGACAGAAGAAGCTACCTTACGTCAAAGCCGGGTTTAAGATGTTACCCGGGCATGCTTGTTGGCCGGATATGCCAGACCCAGATAAGCCTGGCAAGATGAAGCCTGGGGGAATGTCGGTTGAAACCGGCATTTATGAGCTAGCTGACAGAATGCGAACAGGTCGATTCAAGGTATTCAAAGGTCTGGTCGATTACATGGATGAATTCAGGCAATACCACAGGGATGAGAACGGCAAGATTGTTAAGGTGCGAGATGATATACTCGACGCGAAACGCTACGCTTATATGATGCGTAGATACGCTGTCAGGAAAGGTGACGCTAACGTGGTGAAGAAAGTGCACATGCCAAGACCAATCAGGGTATACAAGTCTCGATGATGCTAATCAAGAAGGAATGCAATGAGTTTGACGCTTGAAGAGATTCACGAAAAACACGAGAAAGCGTATACATACAACCAAATAACTCGTGAGAGGGCTGCGGATGACATGCTCTTCGCGTGGATTACGCAATACGATGACTCCCTTTTATCTGACACTCAATTGTCCTATCGCGGCGAATTCAACATCATTCGTAAAGCTTTCAGACAGATAATAGCCGAGCTTGATGCAAATCCAATACAAGTTACCTTTGAGCCTAAAGCAGATTCCCGTGATGACGGTGCTGATCTAATTGACGGACTGTACTTATCTGATGACCGGGTTAATACCACGCTAGAATCCTATGAGACCGCCTCAACGGAAGCTGTTGTTTGCGGTGTTGGCGGCTGGGAAATGTACACAGAGTACGAGTCGAATCGATCCGGCAATAAGAATCAGGTCATTAAGCGTAAGCCTATCAATGAATTCAATAACAATTGCTTCATTGACCCCAACGCCAAACGCATAGACAAGAGCGACATGACGTACTGCTCGATACTGGAACCGTATTCTGTAGACGGGTACAAGGCTCTATATAAAGAATTAACCGACGAAGAAACTGATGTTATTGCGTCTAACTTCGCATACCCGGAACAGTCTTATACATTCCCTTGGGCCTCGGCAGGCAAGAACCCTGTTATCTACATTGTGAGCTTTTACCACAAAGAATTGGTCAAGGATAAAGTTCTGACGATGACTGATCCCATGGGCCAGGAGGTTACATATCGAGAGTCTGACCTTGATTTGATCATGGATGAGCTAATCGATGATGGCTATGAGGTCATTGATACAAAGGAGATCAAACGCTGGGAGGTGACTAAATACATCGCTTCAGGTGAAAGAATTCTAAGCGAAGACGTGATAGCTGGTGAGAATATCCCTGTTATGCCTGTTTACGGTGAACGCGCCTTTGTCGAAAGCGAGGAGCATTACGAAGGCATTACCCGCCTAGCCAAAGATCCGCAACGTTTGAGGAACTTCCAACTTTCTTACCTGGCCGACATTGTTTCACGCTCCCCAAGACCTAAGCCTATATTCTTCCCCGAGCAAATACAGGGTCATACGGATATGTATGAGGATAACGGGGCGGATAACAACTACCCTTATTATTATCAGAACATGAAGACGGCGACCGGGGAAGCTTTACCTGCAGGCCCCGTCGCCGTCATGCCAGAGCAAACCGTACCTACAGCTTTAATCCAGTCTATCAACCTGTCAAGAGAAGCGGTTAATGACGTGGCTGGCGCTGACATCCCCAATGATATGGAAGACGTTGATCTATCCGGTAAAGCGCTAATGGTTCTGGAGAAGAAGTTAGACCGACAATCAGCGATCTATCAAAAGCATTTGAAGTTTGCTAAGCGTCGAGATGCGGAGGTCTATGCCTCGATGGCTGCAGATATTTATGATGCGCCGAGAGAGGTCACGCTGACGTTGGCTGATGGTACAACCAGCAAAGTCTCAGTTATGGAGACCACTTTAGACGAAGAAACCGGTGAGATGGTTGTATTGAACGACCTGACTAATACGGAGTTTGATGTCTTTGCCGAGATTGGTCCTAGTTATTCGAGCAAGCGTGAAGAAACGCTGGAGAAGTTAGGCGATATGGCTGACAAGATGGCCGCATCAGATCCCAACATGGCGATGATGATTAATTTGCAACGACTGACCTTGTTTGACGGTGTTGCTATGGACGATATCAGAGAATATGCAAACAAGCAGTTGATACTACGTGGTTTCAAGGAACCTGAGACTGATGAAGAAATCGCGATGATGGAACAGGCAGCCCAGCAACAGGAAGAACCTGATGCTATGACTATCGCGGCTATGGCAGAGATGAAGAAAGGCGATGCAGCTATTGCCGAGACTCAACGTAAAGCCAGGGCTGACCAATACAAGGATCAGAACGATCAAGCAGACAATCAAGTTGATATATTCAAGGCGCAGACAGATCGCGCAGCTGTTCAGGTCAAAGCCCAGGAGGTTGGCGCTAACATCCAATTTACTCAGGTCAAGACGCAAGGCCAGCAGATAGACAACGTTCAGAAGATCACGGCGCCGTTACGGGCTAGGGTTAATTAGGCAGCCTTCCTTTCAAGCACGCTTTCATGAACTTCCGTATTTCTTTCGAAGCGTCGGTATCATTGGCCTTGCATAGCTTGACGAACAAGTCCTTTTCTTGCTTTCTAACCCGAATAGTTAAAGTTGATTCGCTCATTTCTTGTGTCCGGTATACATAGAAGGGTCGTCATCAATCGTGCCGACCCAGCTAAGAGCGCTATATGTGCCAATAAATACAAGCCACGCCAATTTGAATCGTTTTTTTAAAGCCAACCTACCGGGCGGATTCGGAGCATCATCCCATAAGTTTGTTTCGCAGGCTGAGTATAAATATGGCTCATCCCTCATCTTTAGCCTCCTTCGCCACCAACACAAACACCACATCCGGATACCGATCATGGCTAATCTGCACCGAGCCAGTCTTGTCAGCTTCACGATAGACCTGGGCTGGATTGTTGCTGAGCTGTTCTGCTGTGAATGTTTTCATGTCTTATCCTTAATTTCGGTGTAGGCACGATGTAAATTCCGCCAATAGTTATCATGTTCGCGTGCCTCCGCAATAGCCTTATCAATTAAACCAATAACCCCCCAATATGAAATCTCTTCTCTTTCAGAAATTTCATCCTCGATGTTGTCAAATGTACTATTTGTAATCGCGGCCTTAACACATTTCAATGCGCTAACTACTTCTGTGTCTTCTTTCACATCAATCTCCTCTATGTCATTGAAGTCTACCACATCATTTCACATACACAAGCACTTATAGTAGAATTCACTTACTGAATTGCGAAACAGGTCAAATAAGCAATCCTTACCGATAGGATGAATCGGGTTATCGTTTACCAAGCGAGGAAATATGACGACATTGGCAGAGCTGAAGGTTGAAAACTTGGCGAAAGAAAAGGAATTAGAGGGATCACCGCAAGATACCGACGAGAACTTAGACTTAGCCGAGGATGAAGACGACACAGAAGAACTTGATGAGGCTGCGGAGCTTGATCAGGAGGATACGGAAGATGAAGCCGATCCGGGAGACACTGAAGAATCTGAATTAGAGGACTGGCAAAAAGCCGATGACAATGCTGAAGATGAGCCAACGTTTGACAATTCTGACATGGCGTCAGTACGTAGGAAGTACAAAGCCAAGTTAGAGGTAGCGAACGAGGATCATGAAAACGAAACCACTCAGTTAAAAGCTCGAATTGAGCAGCTGGAGAAGGGCGCACCGAAAGCGTTAGGGGATGAACCTAAGTTATCTGACTTTGAAGACAATGACGATCCAAATGCGGCCTATCAAAAGGCTTATATGGACTGGAAGTTTGAAGAGAAGGATGCGAAAACACAGGTTACCCAGGCGAGTACGGAAGTCCAACAAAGGCAGCAAGAGGAAAGAGTTAAGACTGACAAGGCCGTTGACCAGCATTACATACGTGCACAAGAGTTAACGAAGAAGAGTGGTATCAAGGATGAGGTGTATCAAGCCTCTGATCTGGTGGTGAGAAAGGCAGTTGATGCGGTCTTTCCAAAAGGTGGGGACAACATAGTTGATTCCATTATCGCTCGACTTGGTCCGGGCTCTGAAAAAGTGATGTTTAATCTAGGCGTGAATAAACCGCGTTTAGCTAAGTTTATTCAATCACTTAAGAACGATCCCACAGGTATTGAGGGCGCTATTTTCTTAGGCGAGATCAAGACCCAACTCAATGCACCAAGCAAACGGAAAACGAAAGCACCAGACCCTGCAAAGATAGCGAAAGGTGATAAGCAACTAACGGGCTCAATGAAGTCTGCCAAGAAAGCTTATGACGGCGCCAAAGATGCCCAAGGTCGATTTGATGCCAAGAAAAAGGCTAAAGCGGCAGGACATGATACGCGGGACTGGTGATAACCTAACTCACGGAGGCCATAATGGCTGATACAGGTAAGATTGCAGAGGTATTGTTTGAAAATGCCATAGAGACATATGAGCATCAGGACATGATCCTCGATAAAGTAGACTTTTGGGTGCCAGAACCCGGTTCAATGCAAAACGCGAACAACTTCATTTGGCGTCCAGTCCAACAACATGCACCGATCATCACGGGTTTCGATATCTCAGGCCAAGAGCAAGAGATTATCGAAGAAACATATCCGGCTGTTCTTGGTGTGCCCAATAACGATTTTGTCGAACAACGTGCCGATGATATGCGTACAACCATATTTTGGGAACGACGTGGCAAAGAGTCAGGCAAGCAACAAGCAACACAGTTAAACAAAGAAGTCGCTCAAGCTATTGCGACTCAGGGGTCTATGTTCTATCGGAATAACGCTACCTCTGGTTTTGACTTCATTGCCGAAGCTCAGGCGATTATGAACGAGCGACAGGGCTACCATAGCCAACGTTGCTACATGCTGAAT